TTTTAAAATTAGCTTTAGTAAGCATCCATATCCATATCTTTAAATGATTAGGATTAGCAAAGCAATATGAATCAACAATTGCTCTATCAAGTTTAATGAATGACATTCAATATATCTTTTATTGGTTTTGAATAATTATAATTGTAGATTGTTTTTTTGATATTCCAATTACTTATTTCATCGTGTTTATAAACCCAATACCTTACATTTGTATTATCTATAAGTTGTATAAAAAAGTATGAATCAATCTTTTTATTAGGATTATTATGACTTTTTGCAGTTACAAATAAATTTTTACCATCAGGTCTTATTGTTTTTACATCTACTCTTTTATTTGCAATTATTATATCATAATCAACAATTGGATTATCTGATAATAATTCATTTAACTTATGTGGTATCCCTTGTGTAAAAAGAAACATTGCTGCAATTATTTCACCTTTAACTCCTAATGGATGTACTGAAGAATCTAAATCTCCTCTTTTTTTACTTGGATTATCTTCATATAATTTATCATTTCGCTTTCTTCTTTCATTACCTATTATCTCAGCTATCTGATCTATCCATTCAGGATAAGTAATATGTCCAAATTTTTTAAACATTTGAACCTCCTTCTATTTGTGATATAACTCTGTGAAGTTCATCCATTAATAATTCAGCATCCTTAATTGTTAAATGTACTGCTGGGATGTTGTAACCAACTTGATTAGTATCAATGCTAATCTCAATAAAATCATCAAATTGAAGTACTTGTAATTCGTTTGATGTTGTTTCGCAAAAAAATTTAATCTCTGTCATAAAATAAAATAGGCCTCCAGGGACGAACTGGAAGCCATTGTTTAGATGTTACTCTAAATTAATTTGTAAATGGTTCGTCCTTCATTTACAAATCGTTTCCAAATTTAATGATTAATCTTTAATCAAAAAAACTTTTTTTCTCTTCTTCTGCTTCTTCAAATTATAATATTTGTCATTGTATCTGAAGTATAAATCAGAACCATATAAATCAATATGAACCTGTCTGTATTTATCCCTGAAGTCCATATCAGTTTCGCATCTATCAGATACATTCTTGATGCAGTTAATGATTGTTGTATGGTGTCTATTCCCTAATAATCTTCCAATCTGCTTGAGTGACATTGTTAGAATCCTATCTGAATAAAGGATGTCTGAGATAATATATCTTGCAACAACAAAATTGCAGTGCCTGTCTGATCCAAGTACTCTTCCAACTGGAACTCCAAGTAGATAGCATACTTTAAGAATAATATCATCCGGTTGAAGCAACATTACAGATGGAAGCAGCTTATGATCAGAGCAGGGAACACAAAACTTTTCTGAATACCAGTTAATTTGTCTGCTTGTCATTTGCTATGAGTTTTTCATTGTTAATGAATCCTGTTCCATTACCTCCTATCTTATTCAAGAAGTCCACTTCTACTTTAGCTGAATTTATAATGGTCTGAGCTACATCAGAGATTGCTTTTGCCCTGTCTATATCCATTGGTTTATCTTCATCAGATAAAGCTTCAATTGTTGCAAACAGGTGGTTTCTTAAATCTTCCATTTTATTTTTCATTGATTTTCTTTTTTAATTTGTTATTTAATTTAATTAGATTTTTTAGTTCAGGTGGGTAATGATGGATTCTATTTCGTGCCATACTTTCTTGTAAAGTAATTGCTTCTAAGTTATCCAGTGCAAAGTTTCTCCGGTTCTTATCTTTAAACACTACAATCATTTTATCAGGTAATGGACCATTTGCTTCTTCCCAAATTAACCTGTGCTTCATTCTGAACTTGCCTTTGCTGATTCTTACTTCAATATAATCATCAACAGTTATCCTTTCATATCCATCCCATTTCGTATTATGTGGTTCGTGTCCCTTAGCAAAGAATGTAGCTTTCACTTTTTGATAAACTACTTCATCCATCTTCTGACCTTTGTTTGGTGGTATTTGACCAGGTTTAAATCTTGCATCTTTGCCTACAATTGCCAATCTCATTGATTGTCTCTGGAGTTCTTTCTGCATCCATTCTTTAGATTTCTTTACCTTAACTTTTGATGCAGCATTATAAACTTGTCTTGTTGTGCAATTAAAAAGCTTAGCAACATCTTCAGCAAACATATCTGGATAAACTTGTTTTAATAGATTGATTTCATCTTTGGTCCAAAACTTTCTTATCATTGGTATTGTTTTAAGAGTTTATCAATTTGCTTTGCTACCTGGTCCTTATGCTTGTATTTCACATAATAATATCCCTGAACCTTCTTTTCTTCAAATGGTTTTAGCAACCACGGTTTTGGTCTATATTGTTTCTCATCTTTTTTTGTTGCCTTTAATGCCTTTAATGCCTTTAGTGTCGGTGTTTGTTTGTTCATATATTTCTTTTTTAATAGGAGCTTCAGATAGATTGTTTTCATTAACCCAGAACTTATGACCTGATTCATTCTGAACCAATCTCATATTGAGTGAGTAAGTTATGATTGTGACCTTATCACCTTTGAGTCCATTTACCTTTCTACTTAAAGCTCCTATTTGATTGTTAATTAAATATGCTATTTTGTTATTGTGCATTTTACTGATGATTTGCTTGTCTTAGATGGTGGGTAAACAGTATCTCCTTCTCCAGTTTCTTCATCAAATACGATGATTCCTTCAGGACTTAAAGTTTTAAGCATATCCTTGCGATTCTTAATCTTTTCTTTAAGGATAACCAATTCAGATTCTAACCTTACAAGATATGGATCATTGCATTTTGAGAAATCATACTTAGTATCCACTTCAGCTAATTCAATCTTTGTGCCTGTACTGGTTGTCATTCCCTTGCCATACTTACTAACTTCTAAAATAAGGTAATCTAAGTACTCAGGAGTGCCTTTAAGCTCCTTAATGAACAATTCCATTTTAGCTATCGTGTCTGCTATTTTAATAACATCCATTCCAACATTAATGATGTCTTGTGCAGTTTGATCTGCTATTGCTTTAATTTGAGTTTTGCTTAACTCGTTGGTGATTACTGGTAACATAATTATTACTTTTTAAAATGATTAAATTGTTGCAGAATTAATTAAACTTATTTCAATTTCTTTACTAACTCTATAATGTTGTCTTATTCCTTTTAAATCAATTGTACCTAATTTCAATTTTTCAACTGCATTATTAAATTCTTTTGTATTCTTATTTAACCAAGGAAGTGATTTTTCAGGATTGTCAGGAGTTCCATTACCAAATGAAGCTTGATTGCCATCATCATCTTTCTCCAATATATTTAAGCATAAAGCACTCACCAATGCGTATCTTTTTTGATAGGTCAGACAAGATCCGATTCCCTGGGCATCATCCTTAACAGGTCTGATTCTATAAATTGATTGAATCCATTCTCCTGATTCGTGCATTACGATAGTAGTAAGACAATGATCACCAGTAGGAAACTGCATCACTGCAAGTCCTGATTCTGCTAATGGTTCTTCAATAGCTTCAATAATAGTTCCTAAACTTGCATAGGATGATTTAAAGAAAGGATTCTTAGAGTCCTTAGTAATTGCTCCAACCTTTACTTTAAAGGTTATAAGAGCTTTGCAAATGTTTTTAATTGATTCGCTTTTTTTCATTGTTTTGATTTTGTTGTTTTTGATTTATAAAATTGATTATGTCTAAGATTGCACATACAGTTACATACCATATAACTCCGATGATAAGAAATATCATACTGCAATAATGTTTAAATGATTAGCACTAAGAGTATACTGTTCCATAAATTCTTCTTTAGTAATTGGGATACCTTTTTCAAGTAATTCTCTTATTTTATCAATCGTGTACTGGTCAGTAACTGAATTATCTTTGCTAAGATAAAAGTTGTTAATAGATTCTTTATACACTGATAAGATTCCTGATTCATAAATCTTGTAATAAATGTCACCCCATTTTGCTCTGTAATAAGTAGGAGTGTCAAATTCAACATAAGATGTTTTGCTGATTGTAATTGGTAGTTTCATTTTGATTTTTTTTAATGATTAGAAAAATAATTTGTTAAGGATGTCGTTTCCGAAGATGCAGATTAAAATAATAATTGTGCAAGTGACTGCTGCTTCAAGATTAGAAGCTTGTTGTTCGTGTTGTGGATTGATTTGTTTTTTCATTTGTTGGTGTTGTGGATTGATTTGTTTTTTCATTTGTTTTGATTTAGGATTCAAAAATATATCTTTTAGAATTATAAAACAAAATTATTTTGAATTATTTTTAAATTTATCTACGAAAACGTTGTAGTAAAATTATAACTCATTGACTATCATACATTAAATAAATAAAAAAAGCCAGGGTAGAAACCCCAGCTGTTCACAAAAAAATCAAAAAAACAAATCAGAACAAGTAAAAAACTAAAAGCAATTAATCATCTTCATCGGTATCAAATAGTTCATCATACATTTCAGTAATGCAAATATCTATAATTTTAATTGATTTTCGTTTAATTCTTTTAATCCTCTTTTCATCCTCCTTACTGATTATTGCAGTATCAATATCTTCTACTGCTGATAAAGCAAAGTAAGCTGAATTAATATACTCACCTGCACTGGTGTACTCAACCATACCTTCTTCCAGCATTATTGCTTCTCCTTCAGTTACTTCAGTTGTCAAGTTTTCCTTTACTACTTCAGCAATAACTTCTTTTATTTTATCAGTATTATTTTCCATTGGTTTCATTTTTTAATAATTGCAGATCAGGTCTATCATCATCAACACGCCTTCCCATTTGCTTTTCATTAATCCTTACTGAATTTAATCTCCTGTACTTTTTACATAAGCTTTCAAGTACTGCAATCTTTTCTGATGTTGGAACATATTCCAATAGTTTTTCAATATCTCTTTTTATCATTTATCTGTTTTAGTATGAATTTTATTGCAGGTCTTACACTTGAATTTTACCTTTTTAGTTCCAGTAGCACTTATACAAGTAGCTGCTCTTATTAACTCATCCGAACCACATTCAGGACAACTTCCCCTATCCCCACCAAATCTTACTCCGTAATGTGTTTTAGATTCTATGTGTCCGGATAACTTCTTGTAAACCTTCTCAAGCAATATTACATCCATCTGACAATATTTAATCATCTTGTCCATAGATTTTTTGCACTTGTGAAGCACAATATCTTTCCACAGGTTGTAATCAGTTTTAATCTTTGATCCTATCCCCAAGAACTGAGCAATATAATTCAACCGGTTTGAATTGAATTTGAACTTTGACCTGCTGACTTTTAAAGTGTCAATTGTCTTGTAAGTAGGGAACATTTCAATCTTATGAAATAGGCATCTGGTTCTGATCCACGCTAAGTCAAAACGGTCACCATTGTGTCCTATCGCCTCATCACTTTCATTAATGACCTTAATAAATTTCTGAAGTAAAGCTTTGTCACATTGCTTAGAATCCCAATGGACAAACTGAACTTCTTTTTCATCTTCCCATTTCCAACAGATGCAGATGATTGCTCTTTCAGTTATTATGTTTGAAGTATCAATGTTTTTCTTATATCCTGCTTCCCAAAATAAACCCACGTTAGGACTGACTTCCACGTCAAAAAACAATCTTCTTCTTTGAGTTTTTAATTCTTTAGTTTTCGTTTTTGATTTGTTTTTAACAATCATATGGTAAAGTATAGATTTGCTTCTTCCTTTCTTCTGCTCACCAATCCCTTAAGCATCTTCCCATTAGATGTGATGTACTTTGTTTCAAACCAATCTCTGATGTACTTCTCACCTGACTTCCGATTAATTAATTCAAATAAAGTATCTGAACCTCCAGTGTTCCAGGTGTGAGATACAAGAGCATCAAACTGATTTTGAGTTAAGGGAATCTTTACATTTTTAGTCACAATTCTCTCAAACTTTGTGACAACATTTGCAAACAACTGATCAGCTCTTGCCTGAGTTATTTTATCTCCTTCTTTAACCTTGTTCCCATCCTCATAAAACGTATTACCAAATCCAATAGTCCATTTACCTGCTGGACACAAATAAGCATCTAATTTGCAGGATTCCCACTTCTTGATTAAAGTAATTCCCTTTTGTCCGGTTATCATCGTTTTTTAAATATGTGAATGAGTATTGAAACTATCAAAGCTATTAGAAGCCAAATATTTAATTGAGTAGAACGGTTATATCTTTTGTGAGATTCTTCCCTTTCGTTTTGTAAATATTGAATTGTGTACTTATCAGCAGTAGAAACCATAATGGTTGTATCGTGAATTGCAGGGAGCTGAGTGTAAATCCTCCTGTATTTCCAAACTATGTCTTGACAATCTTTGACAAGTTTAATATTGACAAGTGTGTCAAGCTTATAAATGGTATCTAATTGTAGGCGATTTAAGGTGTCTATTTGCTTAATGAATACTTTGTACTGACTTGAATCAGAAGTGCCTTTAAATCGTTCGCAGGGATACCACAATGAAGTTTTCTGAGCAACAATCTCAGGATAATTTATTTGTGCCTTATTTAATG